GATCCACCCAGACTTTTCGTCTTTTGCGTCTTCTAAAATATCGTCCTTGTCGCGAATCATTACGTGGTACATGTACCGCGCTTCTTCGATAGACAACGACAACGGATCCCAACCAAATCGACGCGGCGACAAACGGATCGCCTTCGGGGTCATCACGGGGTCTTCGGCTTGCTCAAAGCCCGTGCGTGCGCCTTGGGTGACAATGGCGACAGACCATGCAAAACAGAAGTCAGTACCGAGCTTCTCGCGCTCGCGCTGGTAGTTGGTGTCTAGGATCCAGCGGTTTCCTGCATCTTCCAACGCTTGCACTCGAGCCTGATCGCGTGCAGTAGATAAACGAATCTTAGGCTCAATAGCAGTAAGACGGGCGACAGTATGCGCGACATACGAGTAGTAGTAGTTTTCAGGAAAGTATTCCTCTTTGCCTGAGAACCGACCATAAAACGGCGAAGCGTAGCGTTGCACCTGCCGCCCGAACCATTCACGATGCTTCTCGCAATACCGTTGAGCGGCCTGCACTTCGTCGTACAAGTTTTGTGCAGTTACTTTAAGCATTGCTCACTTCCCATTTTTCGTGATCCAAGATGTGTCCTAGCGTTCCACCGTCATACTTGGCCTTGTACTCAACTTCTTTGCCGAGGTCGCGTTCCCACGAGAAGGTGCAAGCCCCGCGCATAGCGTCACAGCCGTGGTCGATGCAGCCAGGGTCAGGAGTATCGCGATTAAGCTTGCCGTCTTCCACTAGCGGATAGACATAAGCAGGGATTTCCATTTCGGTACACCACGGCTTGCCTTCGCTTTCCAAACGCACATCCTTGTACTTGGTGGCGTTGCGCAGAAGGTACAAGCCAAACGTGCCGTCACCGCGCCGCTTCATGCGCACGCGCACTTGGTCAATGCCGGCCTTCTCGCCGCCAGGCCCACGGTGCTTATCCCATTCGCGCACAATGCGAGTCATACCGTGACGATCTAGCCAGCGGTTGAGGTTAGAGATGAACGCCGGATCGTGGTCAGTCACAATCGCGGCCATTTCAAACTCTTGGTTGACCTCAACGATGGCTTTAGCCCATTGGTCGTGATCCCAATGGCGCTTGTAGATCTCGACTAAGCGGTACATGCGGTTCTCGCCGTCCACGCCCCAGCATTGGAAGACACCAGGGGCATCAAACCCAATATCCTGAGCGCCAAGGAACCACTTGATGTGGACTGGCTTGTCGAGATTTGGCGAAACGAGGAACCACTCCCCGTTTTGTTTTTCCATTTGACCGTCGATCACGTGGTGATGCTGGTCGTAGTTCTCCCACACTTGACCTTCGGCGCTAACCCACTTGCCGTAATACAGACGCTGCAAGCGCACGCCGGACAAGCTGTTCTTGAGGCGGTTGAGGTACTCAGTACCATCCACCGTCCATGTACCACCTTTGTGGTTGTACCACTTCGGGTTATCCCAGAAGCGCCCAACGATCCTGCGGGCCTTTCCCTGCAAGCAACGCTGGTTTGCCCAATGGTACTCGTCTTCTGGGTTACAGTCGCCTACAAGCACGCGGAAGGGCGTTCCAGAGCGACGGAGAGCGCGATGTAGCGACTCCCACTTAGCCAATGTCGTTTCTTGGCACTCGTTGAAGAAGATGACATTGTACTGCGTCGAGAACAGCTTTGTGGGGTTGTCAAAGCCGCCTAGGATCACCTCCCCGCCCAACGAAGGATGTTTGTACGACTGACGGTGTTCTCGCGTTGGGCCGTTAATCACAGCAGGGTGATCTGGCCCTAACACTTCGTTTTCCCAGATGTCCAAAAACGACTCGTTCAAGGACACTCGCGTTTCGCGCAGCACCAAAATCTTGGACTGCGGAAATGTATTGCACACGGCCTTGATCCACTCACCCATCAGCCGTGATTTGCCACATCCCGCAACACCTTCGTAGATAGCCTCCATAGGCGGCTTAACCGCGCCATTCAGCCATCCAAAAAGCTGATTCGCGCCCTCACCGTAGGCGTGAAACTGCTCCTTTTTGGTCGGGATTTGTGCTTCTTCGATCACGATAGCTGCGGCAAGATGGTGACCACCTTGTTCACATAGAGATAGTTCCAGTCTTGTGCGCCTGTTGACTGGAGCTTGTACTCAAGGCGGTAGGTGTGCCCACCAATCAACCCGCCTGTAACTAGGCCAACTTCTAAGCGGTGCTTGAAGTTCCAGCCCGTTGCGTCCTGCGACCAACCGTAGGTCGTTTGGAGCGTGTCAGAAACCACAAGGCCAACGGCAATAGACGCAATGGTGTAGACAACCGTGGTGGACTGCGTAGACAAGTCGTACACCTTCAACGCCACCGAGCCAACATCCGCCTGCAAAATGGGGCTTTGTTGCGGGTTGACAACGCGAGCCAGCGTAATGATGTCTTCGTTCTGGTTTTGTGTAGCAACAATCATTGCGTTACCTGACCCCCATACGACTGTCGCCCAATTACCACCTGATCCTGCAACGCCAACTCTGTAAGGCCAGGCGTACTCTTGCTGATTAGCACGTTGACCGTGTCTGAGCCTTGGTTGGGCGGCGCTTCGTTGTCATTGCATACTGCGCGAATCTCATGCTGCCCCGGCGGCAAGCTGCTAAAGACAAAGGTCTGGCCTTCGTACAGCAAACCTGACGCTGTGTTGCGATACCACTTGATAGACGAGCTAAGGTTGCCGTCTACAGCGTCTACTGCGGTCGCTGTAAATGTGATTGCTGCGCCAAACTCAAAAGTACTTGAGTCGCTAGGCGACAGAATAGTGACAACCGGCGGCGTGCTAGCGTTGACAACTGTTACCGTTTCAGTATCAGTTGCAGTCGTGCCGTTGGTAAAGCTAGCTGTGATCGTGTGAACGCCTACGGTCAACGCATCTGTAGACACCGACTCGCCCACGCCCAACTGGCCGTCAAGGCTGCTTGACCACACGACGGTTGAAGCCGACGAAGGGCTACCGTTTAACGTGCAAGAGGCTTGCAACAACACCGTGTCAAGCACATCTACGGTAACGGGTGCAGCAGGCGAGGTAATGGTCACCCCAGGCGTGCCAGGCAACGGTACAGGGTTAATTTGTCCAACCCACCAATACGGCACAGTATTAATAGTTGTGCCATCTGCCATTCGTACTGGCACTTCACCTGTTGGCGGCACAGCATCAGGGCTGTTTACAATCTCGCGCAATGTGTTGCCTTGGTCGCGCACGCTGATACGGCTATTCACATTGGGCGTAATGTTCGCCAATGTGTCGTCAGACTTGCGCACCTGAAAGCGAACAAAGTCGGGCACTAGTTAAGTACCTCCCACACGGCGGCGTGCAAAGTGATGTATTCGTTAACCACAGCAGCAGTTGCGTTGCTAAATCCCATTTCAACGCGAATTTTTGCAAATGCGTCTCCATTAGCAGTGTAAATAAATGAAGGCGCAAAATATCCAGAAGCCAAATAATTGCCCATGGCGATAGCTGTACCGCCAAACTCACGCAGTTGAGCAAGTTCTAGTGCGCCGTAATAACCGCTGTTTGTTACGCCATCACCAAAAAACACAAGCGTTCCTTTGACAACAAAATCATATGTTGTGCTGATTGTTAAAGTGCTTGCTGATTGAATATTTGTCATTAACAATGTAGGTACACTTGCACTGTCAAGCCAAAATTGAATATTTAAATTTCTTGCAACGGCAGTACATTTTGCACCGCCAATTAAAGTAAAGCGAATAACTTTGCCGTTATTAGCCCCAGTAGAAGTACCGCTTGGATCTTTAACTTTTACGCAGTCTGGCAGCGTGTTATAGGAAAAATTGCTAGTTGTTGTAGTCGGAATAGTAAAATTAGCAAACGGCTGCGTGGTGCTATTTACTGGCAACACAGGCGTAGTTGCAGATGTCAACTTGTAGCCAGCAGTATCCGCTGGCGCAGGGCAATTTACTTGAACAACTCGCGCACGCTCAGCCCAAGCTGCTGTGCCTCCTGAACCAGCAGCAGTTGCATTGCTTTTTAACAACCGACTGCTAATGCCATATGCGTAAGCACCACTACGGTTAGCAGTATCAGCAATACGATCTTGGCTAAACGAACCGCTTGCAACTGCGGCGGCATCAATTGTGCCACCGTTAGCAGCATCTAGGTGAGTGTGCCCAGCGTTGGCAAAGCCATTAATAGTTGGCAAAGTTAGCGTTTTGTTGGTCAGCACTTGCGTGCCAGTTTCACCAACTACTGGGCCAAGAGTGCCAACATTAACTTTGCCGGATCCGGTTGCTTGTAAATTTAAATCAGAGTTTGTGGTGCTACTGTCTACTCCAATAATAGCACCTTGAGCAGTAACACCAACCATAAGTTTTGG